GATTCTTAGAACTTGCGACATAATATATGTATCTCCCTACTAAAAATGCTAAGTTTACTCCAAACTTAGCATTTTAATTTTTAAAAAGAAAAAAGAAATTTTTATTGTCATAATACTATTTGTTTAGGTATATTATAATGTGCATACTTAAAATTAAATACTTAGCAAGCATTTGAATTAATATACATAAGATATATGACATAATTTTTTATAGTGTAAGTTATTTAAATTAATATAAATAACAGTAATTTTATTATATAAAATGTACATATTGTGAATAATAATAATAAAATCCTGTACAAAATGCCAACTGATAATTCCTCAAAATGTATTGCATATTTGACGTGACGTCAGTATAATTAAATTATAATAGTGAAGTGGAAGGTGGTACTATGGCTACAAAAAGTATTTTAAAAAATGTAGATGTAAGAAAAAAAGCGTTTGGAAGGAATCTAGTATCAGCTCTAGAAAATGCTAAAAATAAACAAGAAAAAGAGGTTGTATTAAGTAAAAAATGTTCAGAAGTACCAAAAGATAAAATAAAGGATATATTCGGGAGATTTTAATGAGTGGCTATTTAATTGTAAACTTAAGTAATATGCTAGGAGAGCTGGAGGAAGAAGAAGTTAAAAAAATTCTCTCCAGTTTTTCTTGTCCCCTTAATAAAGATGTAGAAGAATTTTTAAAAAACAAAGCTATTGAATTTTCTAAACAGGGTTTGGCTAGTACACATTTAGTATTAACTTCTTATAAAGATAAGCCTGTTATAGTTGGATATTTTGCTCTAGCTAATAAATATTTTACAATAAAAAGAAAAACATTAACAAACTCTTTAGCTAGAAAAGTAGTAAAATTTGGGCAATATAATGAAGAACTAAGAAGATATATTATTGGAGCACCTTTGATAGGCCAAATAGGAAAAAATTATTCAAATAATTATAATAAATTAATTAAAGGTGATGAACTTCTAAAAATTGCATGTGACAAGATAAAAGCAGTACAGTTAGATATGGGTGGGAAAATAGTGTACCTTGAATGTGAAGATAAACCTAAATTAATTGAATTTTATAAGGATAATGGATTTGTAGACTTTGGAAAAAGAAGCCTTGATAAAGACGAAACAGATTCGTTAGATGGGGACTATTTAGTTCAAATGTTGAAATATCTAAAAAAATAAAAGTACATAAAATCTAAAATGACTATCTTGATAGATGGTCTTTTTTTATACAATAAATTAAAAGGAGAATAAATTATGAATGATTATAAAGAAAAAACTGAACCAAAATTAAATATTTTAGTCCAGTCTAAAGTTGATATCTTATGTTCTAATAGCTCTATTATGAATGGAGTAGATACTTCAATTGATATAAAACTTTCTTTAGATAATAGAGTTATTTGCAATTTAACTAATGAAGATATAAAAAAAGAAATATCAACATCTTTTAATAAGTGTCTAAAAGAAATTGATAAAAAAATTTGTAGCAAGGAAGTAATTAATAAGCTGATTTGATTTCTTCAATTGAAGAAATTAGTTGTTCTTGAACTTTTTCTATAATTAATTCCTTATCTAAACTTCCAGAATAAAAAGGATTTATACGTTTAGATTTTCTTAAAAATTCATAATATGGATTTGATGAATTTTCGGTATTAGTCAAAGTTAGGCTTATTAATTTAAAGTTTTCATCATCTTCTGGAAATATTCTAAAACATATTATAGAAGGATTTTTTATTGAATAGGTATCATTTTTGGTGAATTCAAGAAAACAGCACTCAAATACTCCCATAATTGCTACAATTTCACCATCTTTAATAGTATGAGTTTTTTCATATGAAGCATTAGGATAATATTTCATTATAGTTTCAAATTGAGTTTCGATAATACTTTTTAATTCTAATGTAATATTTCTTTGAGCTTCTAGGTTCATAACTCTTTGTATGCTTTTTTCTTTTTCTAGTTGTTCTTCTGCATGTGCCTCAGCAGTAATGTTTTTCAATTTATCTTCAAAATTCATAGATTAGCACCTCCTTTCAATAAAATTTTAGCATAAATTTGTGATGAATTCTGCTGTTGTCGAACGATTGTTGAAGGATATTATATTCTGGTGTAGAAAAGTATATTTATGAGAGAGGTGATATTATGGAAATTGTAAAAAATGAATCTGAAAAATTTGAAGAACTAAAGAAAAAAGCAAAGGATAAAACTAATTGGAGAAACAGACTAGAAGCTGTTATAGAACTAAAAGATTATGATTGTAAAGAGAGTATATATATAGTTACTAACTTAGCTCTACATGATAGAGTTTTTAAAGTAAAGGAAGAAGCTTTTAGAGTAGCACAGTCTTTGAATGTAACAAAAAGAGGAAACCCTATACATCTAGGCAGAAAAGATATTGGATATAAAAATAAAGATTTTGTGAAAGTATTTGAAAAAATTAAAAGAGAATGTAATATGGATGAATTTGATTTAGATATATTCAAAGAAAAATTCAAAGTTGTTAATCCCGAAATGTATGATGTAATGAAGTTTGAAAAATGCGACCAATTTGAAGAATGTGATATTGATAAATCTGAGCAATTTGATAAATGGATTGAGAATATGTTTAAATCTCTGCCTAAAAAGTAAAAGAACTCCAAAAGAGTTCTTTTTTATTCCCAAAACAAACAAATAAAGAGGTGGTGATGTGCAAGATGTCAAAGAAAAGGTAAAACAAGACTACCTAAAAGGTATGAAACAAAAGGAAATATCATCAAAGTATGACATTAGCTTAAACACTTTAAAGTCATGGATAAAAAGATACAACTGGTCAAAGGAAAAGAAAAAGGGTGCACCCATAAATAAAAGAGGTGCACCCTTTTCTAATAAAAATTCAGTTGGTCATGGTGCTCCAAAAGAGAATAAAAATGCTGAAAAGTTTGGTTTCTTCTCAAAATATCTACCTGAAGAAACTAGGGAATTGATACAAGAAATATCTATAAAAGATAAGTTTGATATTCTTTGGGAACAGATAACAATTCAATATGCAGCAATAATAAGAGCACAAAAGATAATGTATGTTAAAGATAAAGAAGAAATGATTAAGGAACTTAAGAAACATGAAAGTACAGAAAATGGAGAGAAGACAGAGTATGAATTTCAATTTGCATGGGATAGGCAAGCATCTTTTCTTAATGCACAGAGTAGAGCAATGAGTGAACTTAGAAGTTTAATTAAACAGTATGATGAAATGATTCATAAGGATTGGAATTTGGCTACAGAGGAGCAGAAAACAAGAGTTGAGAAGTTGAAATGTGAAGTTGATAACCTAAGTAAAGATGATATTGGAGATGATGAGTTGAAAATAAGTGTAGATTATGGTGATAGAAATGATAGTTAGAGTAAATTTTAATCCAGATTTCAAGGAAGCCAATTTTACTAAAAAAAGATACAGAGCAATGAAAGGTTCAGCAGGGAGTGGAAAATCTGTTAATGTAGCACAAGACTATATACTAAAGTTAGGAGATAAGAAGTATCAAGGATCTAATCTATTAGTAGTTAGAAAGTCAGAAGCTACACATAAGTATTCAACGTATGCAGAGCTTAAAGGAGCTATAAATCGTATTTATGGTAAACAAGCTGATAAGTATTGGAAAACTACTTTAAATCCTTTAGAAATTAAGAGTAAAGTTACTGGTAACTCTATAATTTTCAGAGGAGTTAATGATGCAAAACAAAGAGAAAAATTAAAATCAATTAACTTCTCGAAAGGAAAATTAACATGGGTTTGGTGTGAAGAAGCTACAGAACTTATGGAAAGTGACATAGACATACTAGATGACCGTTTAAGAGGTATTTTAACTAATCCTAACCTATACTATCAAATGACATTTACATTTAATCCAGTCTCAGCTACTCATTGGATAAAAAGAAAGTATTTTGACTATAAAAATGATGATATATTTACTCATCATAGTACTTATCTACAAAATAGATTCATAGATGAAGCTTACTACAGAAGAATGCAAATGAGAAAAGAGCAAGACCCCGAAGGGTACAAAGTCTATGGACTTGGAGAATGGGGAGAAACTGGTGGAGCAATACTTAAAAACTATGTTATACATGAATTTCCTACAGAATTTGAGTATTTTGACAATATGAGGTTATCACAAGACTTTGGATTTAACCATGCAAATGTAGTACTTAGAATTGGCTTTAAGGATGGAGAGTTATATATATGCAATGAAATATATGTACATGAAATGGATACCTCAGAAATAATAAAGATTGCAAATAGTAAAGGCTTAGAAAAGAATCTATTTATGTACTGTGATAGTGCTGAACCAGATAGAATTAAGATGTGGAAGAGTGCAGGATATAAAGCTAAAGGAGTTAAAAAAGGACCAGGAAGTGTTAAAGCTCAAATAGATTATTTGAAACAATTAAGAATACATGTACATCCTAGTTGCACTAATACCATAAAAGAAATACAACAATGGAAATGGAAACAAGACGAAAGAACTGGATTATATCTTGATGAACCAGTTGAGTTTATGGATGATGCAATGGCAGCTCTTAGATATTCTATAGATAATAAGCTTAAAAATAATGGAATAAGCTTCTTAAAGTAAAGGAGGTGTTAAATATTTATATAAGTGAAACAGATTTAATAAAAGTTCAGTTAAAAAAAGAGAGCACCTTTAACCTAGTAAAAGTCATAGAACACTACATCTTAAAGCATAGGCCAGAAAAATATAAACAAGGAGAAGAATACTATTATGGTAATACTGATGTAAACAATAAGAGAAGATATTATCTCTTAGATGGAGCTAAGGTTGATGATTTTACTAAAGTTAATAATAAAGCAATCAACAACTACCATAAGCTTTTAGTTGACCAAAAGGTAGGCTATAGTGTCGGAAATCCCATAGTATTTAATGCAGATGATGATAATCTCACTAAGCTTTTAAATGACTTACTAGGAGAAGAGTTTGACGATACAATAACAGAACTATATCTCAATGCTAGTAATAAAGGGGTTGAATGGTTACATCCATATATTAATAGAAAAGGTGAGTTTAAATATGTAATAATTCCAGCTGAAGAAGCAATTCCTATTTGGGATAGTAAAAGACAGAGGGAATTAGTTGCATTTATTAGGTTTTATTATATTGAAGATATAGATGGAAATAAAATAAAAAGAGTTGAGTACTACACAGAAAATGACGTAACTTACTTTATTGAAAGAGGTAATAGTTTTATTCAAGAATTTTTATATGATGAATATGGAAAAATGACTGATATACAAGAAGGTCATTTTAGAATAAATAACAAAGAACAGGGATGGGGTAAAGTTCCATTTATACCTTTTAAAAATAATGAAAAGTGTGTCTCAGATTTAACTTTCTATAAATCATTAATAGATATATATGACAATAATATTTCTACACTAGCAGATAACTTAGATGAAATACAAGAGGTTATTTATGTATTAAAAGAATATCCAGGAACAAGTCTACAAGAGTTTATAGATAATATAAGATACTATAAATCAATTAAAGTAGATGGTGGAGGTGGAGTTGATAAACTAGAGATAAATATACCAGTTGAAGCTAAAAAGGAGCTTCTTGATAGATTGGAAAAGAATATAATTATCTTTGGTCAAGGAGTTAATCCAGAATCTCAAAACACAGGTGACAAATCGGGTGTAGCACTTAAATTTTTATATTCACTACTTGACTTAAAATGTTCTAAGACTGAAAAGAAGTTTAAAAAAGCAATTAGAGAGCTTTTATGGTTTGTGTGTGAGTATTTAAAGATAAGTGGTAATAAGAGCTATGATTATAAAACAGTTCAAATTACTTTTAATCACTCTATGATAATAAATGAAGCTGAAAAGATAGATATGGCAGCTAAATCAACTGGAATTGTATCAGATGAAACTATTGTTTCTAACCATCCTTGGGTCGAGGATGTAAATGACGAACTTGAGAGACTTAAAAAACAGGAAGATACTCAAAAAGAGTATGATGATTTAATTCCTAATAATCAAGATGGTGTTATAGATGAAACATAAAGATTATTGGAGAAAGAGATTTGAACAATTAGAAGAAGCTCAAAATAACAAAAGTGTAAAATATTATCTTGAATTAGAAAAGCAATATAAACTAGCTATGAATAGTATAGAAAAAGATATATTATCATGGTACAACAGATTTACTGAAAGTGAAGGCATATCTTTATTAGAAGCTAAGAAACTACTAAATACAAGAGAACTAGAAGAGTTTAAATGGAGTGTAGAAGAATATATTAAATATGGTAAAGAAAATGCTATAAATCAAAAGTGGATGAAAGAGTTAGAAAATGCTAGTGCAAGAGTTCATATAACAAGACTTGAAGCTTTAAAGTTACAAATACAGCAACAAGTAGAAGTTTTATATGGAAATGAACTTGATGGTATTGATAAACTAATGAGAGATATTTATACAAGTGGATATTATCATACAGCTTTTAATGTTCAACAAGGAGTAAACGTTGGTTGGAGTTTAATGAGTCTTGATACTAATAGAATAAATAAAATTATCTCTAAACCATGGGCAACAGATGGATTAAACTTTAGTGAAAGAATTTGGGGTAAGCATAGACATGCTTTAGTAAATGAACTACATACTAAGCTAACTCAATCAATTATTAGAGGCGAAAATCCAAAGAATCTAGTAAATGACTTTGCTAAAAGATTTAATGTATCTAAATCACAAACTAAGAATTTGATAATGACTGAATCAGCTTTCTTTGCATCAGCAAGCAGAAAAGATTGTTTTAGTGATTTAGATGTAGAGAAATATGAGATTATTGCTACATTAGATTTAAGAACTTCAAATATATGCAGAGAGTTAGATGGAAAAATATTTGATATGAAAGATTATCAAGTTGGAATAACAGCTCCACCATTTCATTGTCGTTGTAGGACAACAACAGCTCCTTGGTTCGAGGATGAAGAAGGCTATAGAGCAGCAAGAGATGAAAATGGGAAAACATATTATGTGCCATCTGGTATGAAATATAAAGAATGGTATGAAAAGACATTTATAACTGATAAAAAAGATGATATACTAAGTAATAAGAGTTGGTTAAAAGCAGATTTCCCAACTGAAAAGAAATTTAAAAAGCATGTAGAAAAACACTTAAATGAATATGGAAATATAACTGCTGAAGAATATTTATCTACTGCAAGAAATTTGTTATCAGAGCAATTAAGTAATGATGTAGAAGGATTTTTAAGTAAAGATAACTTTTTATTTAAATATAGAAAGAGTACTAATGATTTTGCTGTTGGAAGAGCTGATGGTAAAATATCAACCTTATTTAAGCCAAAAGAAGGTTATAATTACTGGCTAGAACAAATAAAAGAATATAAGGAGGTTTAGACATGAATTGTCCAGTATGTGGTAAAGATGTAGATGTATTTGATATTTGTGATAATTGTAATTGGCAAAACAGTGGACCAAAAGAAACTAATTACAAAGGACCAAATAAAATGTCATTAAAAGAAGCTAAAGAGGCTTATGAAAAAGGTAAAAAAGTAATATAAAAGCACTTACTAAGTTATAAATTAGTAGGTGCTTTTATTATGTAAAAATTTATTGCGAGGGTGATTTGAAATGCTTAAATTATATCTATACTTATTTTATAAATAATTGTGTTTTGTACAGGGCTTTATTTATTCAACATGAAGGTTGATAGTAATGAGGAATTAATTGAATTACTTAAAAGTAAGAATATCAGAAGAAGAAAAAAATATAATTTTATTTTCCCAGCGTTATTTCCACTGCTTAATTTTATTTTAGGTGTGATACTGATACTATTTTTTTTACTAGTTAGCAATGAAGATATGATTAAAAATTTAAAGGGGGATAAATAATATGGCTAAATTTAAAAAGAAATCAGAGGAAGTAGAAGCTTTTAAATGGATATTAGGAAGTCCTAATACTCCTATATGGTTTTATCAAGCTTTTGAGAAGGGAACTATATGGCTTGATGAATCTTTAAACTCTATGAATCGTAAAGGTGAAGTAAAGAAAACTATCTGTATAAAATATAAAAATGGAGTTATTAGGGCAACTAATGGAGATTGGATTATAAAAGATAGTGAAGGTAAAATTTATTCTTGTACATGTGATGAATTTGAAAAGTACTATAAGGATTTGGATAATGAAACAAAGATTTCTAATGGATGATTGGAATGTTTAAGAGAGATAGCATTAAAAGATGTGAATTTTAAATTTGAACTCACAGGAATTAAGGAGGAAAAATAAATGTTTTATCTGTTGTTACAAGTAATAAGTATATGTTTAAGTATTACAGTATTTATGTATGTTACAGGTAATATAGTCTTTAAAATCTATCTTAAAAGTTTAAGAAAAGAATATGAGTCTAATATACACGAAGTTTCTGATGAAATTTTAAAGAGAATAAGAAAAGAATTAAATAAATCATTAGATGAAAGTCTTTAAGAAGTTTTTTATTAGGTAGAAAACAAAAGGAGGTTTCTGTTATTGAAAGAATATATGATTTGGTTTAAAAGCGGCAATAGCATATCTGGAATAGTAGACGAAGGTGTTGTTGATAAGTTAATGCAAGATTTTATGGAAGCTGACTCAGATTGTAAGGACTTGAAAGTATATTTAGATGAAGATGGAACAACAGTAATAGATTTATCGCAAATAGAAGCTATATCAATAAATAATTGTAATGAGAATAATAATATTGGTTTTAGTAAGTCCTAGATAGGGCTTTTTTATTTTGTAAAAAATGAAAGGAGATATTTAAAATGGATTGGTTAAAGGAATTGCTAGAAGGAATAAAAATAGAAAATAACAAAATTGATGTAGTTTCTCTTCAAAAATCTATAGAAAAGAAAATAAAAGAGACTACAATTACTCAAGAAGATTATACAAATCTTGAAACACAGCTTAATACAGCTAATGAAACTATTAAAAAGTTTGAAGGAGGTATGACAAAAGAAGATGTAGAGAATCTAAAAACAACTTATGAAACTGATAAGAAAACTTTGGAAGAAACCTACAAAAAAGAAATTGAAGAAAAAGATTTTAATTACTGGTTAGGTGATGCTTTTAAATCTGTTAAATGTAGAGATGAAATAGCATTAAAAGCTCATTTAGATATAGAAGCACTAAGAAATAGTAAAGACAGACAAAAAGCTTTTGAAGAGCAAATAAATCCTTTGAAACAGGATAAAGATTATTTGTTTAATGCAACACTAGAAGGTGAAGAACCTAAAATAGATACTATAACACCAGGGCAAGAGCCTAAGATAAATGATTTTGGTTTTAATTTTACTGGGGTAAGACCTCATGAAAATAATAATAAATAGGAGGAAATAAAATGGCAGCACTAAATTATGCAAAAGAATATTCAAATGTTTTAGCACAAGCATATCCTTATACTTTAAACTTCGGGGATTTGTATGCAACACCAAATAATGGAAGATATAGATGGACTGGTTCTAAAACAATAGAAATACCAACTATATCTACAACTGGAAGAGTAGATTCAAACAGAGATACAATAGCAGTAGCTCAAAGAAACTATGATAATGCTTGGGAACCTAAGGTATTAACTAATCAAAGGAAATGGTCAACATTAGTTCATCCAGCTGATATAAACCAAACTAATTATGTGGCTTCAATAGGCAATATAACAAAAGTATATAATGAGGAACAAAAGTTTCCAGAGATGGATGCTTACTGTATATCTAAAATATATGCTGATTGGACCGCATTAGGTAACACAGCAGATACAACTGTTCTTACAACAGCAAACGTATTAGAAGTATTTGATAAGTTAATGGAAAAAATGACAGAAGCTAGAGTACCTGAAAATGGAAGAATATTGTATGTTACGCCAGTAGTAAATACACTTATCAAAAATGCAAAAGAGATACAAAGAACAGTAAACATAAAAGATGGTGGAACTTCTTTAAATAGACAAACCACAGATATTGACACAGTTAAAATAATTAAAGTACCATCTAATCTAATGAAAACTGCATATGATTTTACAACTGGATGGAAAGTAGGCGCAGGAGCTAAACAAATCTTTATGTCCTTAGTTCACCCAAGTGCAATAATTACACCTGTTTCTTATCAGTTCTCTAAGTTAGACGAACCAACAGCAGTTACAGAGGGAAAATACTTCTACTTTGAAGAAAGTTTTGAGGATGTATTTATATTAAATAAAAAAGCTGATGCAATACAATTTGTTGTTGAAGCATAGAAAAAGGAGTGATATATAGTGCCACAAGTAAAAAAACTAAATAGAATACTAACCATAGAAGAATGTAAAATAGATGATTTCTTAGAGATGGGATATGATTTGATAGATGAAACTGGTAAGGCAGTAAAGTATGGCAAGTCATTAAATGTAAAAGATTTAATAGCTGAAAATAATATTTTAAGGTCAAAAGTTGAGTCTTTAGAAGAAGAAAATAAGCAGCTTAAAGAGAAAAATAAGCTTACTAAAAAGTAGGTGAAAATTATGGAAAATAATCTGATTGATGAAATAGAAAAAAGACTTGAAAGTTTTGGATATATATTAAAAGATGGAGATAAGTGGTTAATAGATTTTGTAAGAGAAAAAATAGAAAATATTATTAAACTAGATTGTAATATAAGTGAAATTCCAAAAGAGTTACACAATATAGAAGTAGATATGATAGCTGGAGAGTTCTTATTTACCAAGAAAAATATGGGGCAATTAGATATAGAAAGTATTAACTTTGAAGCTGTAGAAAAGTCTATATCAGAAGGTGATACAAAGGTAGATTTTGCTATAGGGAGTGGTTCTCAAACACCAGAGCAACGCTTTGATAGTTTAATAGCTTATCTTATGACTTATGGTAAGAATAAAATATTAACCTTTAGGTGTTTAAGATGGTAAGTAAAACTAGAAAAGCAATAGAAATGTTATATAGAGATAAATGTACTATAGTTGAGTATCAGCCAGTCAAAGACCCTGTAACAAAACGAACTAACAATAAAGAAGTAGTCGTATTAGAAAATCAACCTTGTAAGTTATCATATAAGAATATTACTTCAACAGAACAAGGGGAAGTTGCTAAACTTACACAAACTATTAAACTCTTTATATCTCCAAATATAAGCGTTAAAGCAGGTTCAAAACTTATTATAACTAATCAAAATAATATTACAAAAGAATATATAAGAAGTGGAGAACCTGCCATATATCCAAAACATCAAGAAATCATCTTAGAATTACTAGAGGATAAAGCGTAATGGCTAGATGGGGAAGTGTTGATTTTAGAGAGTTTAAAAGAGTTTGTAAAAAGATGGAGAAGCTTACAAAGATTGATTTAGATAAGTTTTGCAAGGATGCAGCAAGAGAATTAGCAGCACGATTACTTGGGAAAGTAATTAGAAGAACACCAGTTGATACAGGATTCTTAAGACAAGGATGGAATGGAGTGGCTTATGCTAGGTCGCTTCCTGTTTACAAACAAGGTAATAATTATATTATAGAAGTTGTTAATCCAACTGAATATGCAAGTTATGTAAATTTCGGGCATAGAACTAAAGATGGTAAGGGATGGGTTAAAGGACAACATTTCTTAACTATTTCAGAAATGGAGTTACAAGGTCAGATTGATAAGATTATAGAGAAAAAGTTATTAATATTACTTAAAGGAGTATTTGATGCTTAATAATATAATTGATGGAATATCTATTAAATTAGATAAAACATTTGGAGAGAGTTATACAATTTATAGTGAAGATGTGGAGCAAGGTATAAATGAACCTTGTTTTTTTATTTGCCCTCTAAATCCAAGTAAGACATCTTATCCAAATGGTAGAACACTAAAAAAGAACTCTTTTGATGTACATTATTTTCCTCGTTCAAAAGATAAGAGTTTTGAAATAAATGAGGTAGCTGAGATGCTACTTGAGGAATTAGAGTATATAGAAATTGATGGAGATTTAGTTAGAGGCACAAATATGAATTTTGAAATTATAGATAATGTTCTTCATTTCTTCGTTGATTATAACTACTTCACTATAAAAAGTAATGATACAGAAAAAATGAATGATGTTGAATTATTTGGTGGTTTGAAGAGAGGTGATAATTTTGAGTAAAACATTAAGCAAAGAAGATGACTACAAGTTTACTAAGGAGCAAATAGTTAATTCTAAGAAGTATATAAATAGAAAAGACTTATTAAATGCAATTTTAAAAGAAAATGAGTTATATTCCTTCTCAGAAGTAGAGGAAATAATAAATAATTTTATGAAAGGAGTGAGTTAGATGGCTTTAGGTGGAGGAACATTTGTAACACAGAATAAAATACTTCCAGGTGCTTATATAAATTTTATCTCAGCTAAGAGGGCAACTAGTTCATTATCTGATAGAGGTATTGTAGCAATGCCAATTGAGCTTGATTGGGGTATTAATGAAGAAGTATTTCAAGTAACCAGTGATGATTTTGAGAAGTATTCAGTAAAGTATTTTGGATATGATTATACACATGAAAAGTTAAAAGGTTTGAGAGATTTATTTAAAAACATAAGATTAGGTTATTTTTATAAATTAAATAAAGGTGTTAAAGCTAGTTGCAGTATTGCTACAGCTAAGTACTCAGGTACTAGAGGTAATGATTTAAAAGTTATAGTAACAACAAATATAGATGATAACACTAAGTTTGATGTTGTAACACTTTTAGATAATAAGAAGGTAGATATTCAAGCAGCTAAAGTCATTACAGACTTACAAGATAATGACTATATCACTTGGAAGAAGGATGCAACACTAGAAGCAAGTGCAGGACTTGTATTTACTGGTGGAACTAATGGCGAAGCTGTGACAGGAGCAGAGTACCAAGCTTTCTTGGATAAAATAGAAAGCTACTCATTTAATGCACTAGGCTGTTTGGCTACAACAACAGAAATTAAAAGTTTATTTGTAGAATTTACAAAGAGAATGAGAGATAAGGTAGGAGCTAAGTTTCAAACAGTACTATATAAGAAAAGTGATGCAGATTATGAAGGTGTAGTGTCTATAGAAAATAAGATTAAAGATAAGGATTTAGTTGAATCTAGCTTGATTTATTGGGTAACTGGAGCTATAGCTGGATGTGATATAAATAAATCTAATACTAATAAAAAGTATGATGGTGAGTTTGATGTTGATGTTAATTATACACAAATACAACTTGAAGAAGCGCTAAAGAGTGGTAAATTTATATTTCATAAAGTTGGTGATGAAGTTCATGTGTTAGAGGACATAAATACTTTTGTATCATTTACAGATGATAAAAATGACGATTTTTCAAGTAATCAAAGTGTTAGAGTATTAGACCAAATTGCTAATGACATAGCGACTTTATTTAATGATAAATATCTTGGTAAAGTGCCAAATGATAAAGCTGGTCGTATTTCATTTTGGAATGATGTTGTTAAGCATCACAAAGAATTAGAAAATATAAGGGCAATAGAAGATTTTAAAACTGATGATGTTAGTGTAGAGCTTGGAAATGATAAGAAAACAGTTATAGTAAGTGATGCTGTTAAGGTAATAAATGCTATGAGTAAACTGTATATGACAGTTTCAGTAAGCTAGAAAGGAGAGTGTTAGAATGGCTCAAACAATAAATGCTAAAGATACAGTTAGTGCAAAGAAAGCTGAATGTTTTGTAACTATAGAAGGCAAAAGATATAACTTTATGCAAGCTATAGATTTAGAGGCTAAAATGGAAAAAAATAAAAGTGAAGTTCCAATTCTAGGAAGAACAACAAAGGGAAATAAGACGACTGGGAGTACAAATACTGGAAGTGCAACATTTCATTATAATACTTCTATTTTTAGAGAGTTACTTTATAGATATAAAGAAACTGGTGAGGATATTTATTTTGATATGCAAGTTACTAATGAAGACCCTACATCTGCTGTAGGAAGACAGACAGTAATACTTAAAGATTGCAATATGGACTCAGGTATAATTACTAAATTTGATGCTGATGGCGAGTATTTAGATGAAGACATGGATTTCACTTTTGAGGACTGGGAATTAGTTGAATCCTTTTCATTACTTAATGGAATGGAGTAGAATACACATTTATAAATTATAGATGTGTATTTTTTATATAAAAAATTAAAATAAAAGGAGATTAGAATAATATGAGTAATTTAAGTGCTTTTTTAAGTCAAAATGCAATAAAGGTTGATAATGTAAAATATGTGGCAAGTGATAGATTCGTAGATGAGAATGGAAAACCAGTAGAATGGGAACTTAAAGTTTTATCATCTGAAGAAGATGAATCATTAAGAAGAAAATGCACTAAAAGAGTGAAAGTTATAGGCAACAATGGTAAACATACAGGTCAATATACAAGTGAAATTGATTATAACAGTTATGTAGCTGAATTATGTGTAGCATCTACAGTATTTCCAGATTTAAAGGATGCCGAACTCCAAAATAGTTATGGAGTGATGGGAGAAGCTCAGTTATTAAAGACAATGCTTACAGCAGGTGAGTATGTCAACTATACAGTAAAAGTTAATGAGGTTAATGGATTTGATACAACATTTGAAGATAAAGTAGAAGAAGCAAAAAACTAATTAGGGGCGGCGATTTTGATGCTAGTATCACGCATTATTGTATCCAAAAATTAAAGTGGAAACCAGGTGATTATATGAATTTAGAAGTTAATGAGAGAGCATTAGCAGCCGCCTCTATACTTGTTAAAATAGAAGATGAAGAGGAAGCAATGAAAGAAGCTGAAAGAGAAAGAAAGAGAGGTAGAAGAAGATAGAAAAATATAAAATAAATGTAGAATAGGTAAAATATGTAAGAATTATATGTTATAATATTTTTAGCAAGAAGATGTAATCTACAATTTAT